ACTCGCAACTTCTCACCCTATGTAACTGGAACTGCATCTGCATCTAGACCATGGGAACCATATTATAATGATCCAGTATATGATGTCACCGATACAATGGGTGCCTTCGATGATGATGGTAATGTTATACCAGATGGACGTATTGATAATCCAGGTGATATTTTATTTCATAAAAGAACAAGAACTGGACAAAAAGATAACTATAGTATAGGTGTTGGTTTCTCCATGACATGGAGCACACCTACAGATAAAAAATTACAAGAACTATGTAAAGAAGCAGCAACTACACAAATTGCATTACAGCAACAACTAACTGCCAACAAGAGGCTAGATTTTGAGATAGCCCGTTTGAAAAATTGCGGGGAGCTAATGCAGAAAGGTATAATGTTTGCACCTGGTAGTAAGTATGCAAATGTGTGTGCTGATGTTGTAGTAATGAACAAGAACGCTACTACACCACACATTCACTCAATTCCACAACCTACTTCTTCGTCTTCGCCTTTACAGACTTCAACTTTGCAATCGCTTGATTCCGATCACGCTGTTCTGCTCGGCGGTCCCCTACAGATTGGACCTTCATCTTCTTCCCCCGAATAGTAGCAACCTTCTTTAGAACTTTCTTCACTGTAGGTTTGATTACCTTCAGAAGAATGTCAGCGAATGGTTTAGCGAGCAGTGCTGATGTAGTAGCAACTACAGCAATACCCCCAGTGGTGACCACAACACTAGCTGGGGGTAATCCATTTAATACTTGTGTAACTACAGGAACATCACCTACCTCTCGGATACATTCACCTCCAACTAACTTATATCCTAATATTTCTTTGCGTCCACTATCAAACAGGAACCCCACGGGTTCTTTATTTAACTGTTCTTGAGTAGGACACTGAATGCTTGCTGGTGGAGCAGATGGTGGTGTCGATGGAGTTTCCTTTGATATATCTTTTGAATTATTTGGTTGCTCTCCTTTAACTTTAGGAGTTGGTGTCGGACCTTTAGTAAATTTTAATTGATTTTTATCATAATCAATTGGACTGAATGATGGAACACCTGCATCACAATAAGTGATTAGACCATTCTCATCATCCATACCAATAGTTTCAGAATCATCAATTTCATGAGCTTCTACACAACCAGGAATATTAACGATAGGAATTCCTAATTCTACTGTTACCGGAGGTATAATAACATTAGTCCTTCCCACAACAGGAGTAGTCCAGATATCAATGGGTGGGATATCTAGTTGCCTGATATTTACTTTAATATCGATTGGTCTAATCTCAAGAATATCCATTTGTCATGGGAAGTTAATCACAGAACCAGTTGAACTTGGCATCTCAGGCATCTCAGGCATAGCACCGTCGAGCATACCAGGAAGTGCTTCAGTCATTGCACCAGCAATAGCCTTCGCTACATTCTCCCTAGCATTTTCAATTAAAATATCCTTTTGAACATAAAGATAAACACCACCCCCTAGGACAGATAATGAAACTAGACCAGATAACAACGCGACACCGTTAATCAATTTTTGCATCTTTCTTCTCCAACGTAGGTGATTCTTTTTCTTCCTTCTTTTTAGAAGGCATGACTCCAAAGGTAGCTAGAGTTCCAGTAAACACACTAGCTATAAAAGTTGGGTCAATATTTTTTTGAGGAATACCAGGAACAGTTACATAATTAAGAGTCAGAATTGCTGCTGACCATCCAAGAATAATAACTCGAACGAGAGTTGATACACCCTCATCCGCCCACTCAAATTTATTTTCCTGTTTAGTTTCCCCTTTCTTTGGATTTAATTCCATAAGTAAAGAGTAAGGCTCTTTTATTTATTTGATGTAACCTTTTTCTTCTAAAAACTGTCTAGTTAAAGGAGTTGGACTATACACTTCCCACATTTTACCAGTAGCACATGCTGCTAACGCATCCATTGTCATTTTATCAGTATGTCCTGCCCACATTGCTTCACGTTCCCATGGAAGAACACTATCTGTATAAGTTCTTTTAGCAATCTCAGTCCACAACATAGGAACATCTTCCTCTGGTTTGATGATAGCGATCATATTGTTATCAATGGTGCCTGCCATACAATCCTGTGCTGCATGCCATCCTTCATGACGCATAACCGACATTAGAGTACCTTGTTTACTCATATAATCTTCATTCAAGAAGAAGTTATTACCTACTGTATGATATACTCCACGATGTCCATGAGGAAAATACTTTTGATCTGCTAGAAATACATTAACTCCGACATGCTCAAGAGAAACAAGCATTGAGTTAAACTCATGAGCAATAATACCATAATTACTATCAGGATAACGATTACGGATATCTCCAATACTGTAAATTTTTTCCACATTATCGGTACATTCCCTTAGTAACATACATCCCATAGCATCATAAGATTTCATTCCCTTAGTGATTTTATTTACCCCTAGAGGTTCATTAATCGAAGATGTATGATGATCAGCAAGAACAGGAGTTGCTGTAAGAAGTAATGCTAATAGAAATTTATTCATAATTAATTTTGAAAAGTTTTAATAAAATACTCAGCGTCAACTACCACCAAAGGTTTCTTGCCATTCTTTTTGATAACAACAATTGGTTCATAATTACCGCAATTCGATGCAGACTGTTCGTATGCTTCCCAGATATTTAGTTTCTCTACATTTTTACATTCTATGCTATGTGGAAACTTTTGACGTGCTGCTCGCGCCATAATTAAATCTTCTCCACCAGCACCCATGCTACGAGACTCAATGTCTTCAGGATGAATGTCAAGTGCTTCAATAAGTTTATCTCTCACCCACTGTTGCAACCGTCTGCCTTTTGCTTTCGCAGACTGTGCCTTCATAAAAAAATACCCCCATCATATGATGGAGGTATTTAGACTACATCAGTGGGTATCCCACGGATCGGGTATTAAATTCCTTGGTCTTTGGTTTGTTTGAAGAACTCTTGGAGGCTCGACTGGCAGTTGGGTGGTTCTGGATCCTTGATCCCTTTCTTCTTCTTCCAATCGTTGTGCATAGCTTGCATCATCCAACTCTGGGAAAGACTCCTCGGTCCATTCTTCAAACATTCTATCTGCATCGTACTCAAGACTTTCATGCCTTGATACTCTTCCCTCCAACCATGCAAAGAATCTTCGATCATAACTGGAAACCAGCGAAAGTATCTTTCTTAACATCCTGCTTAATTCCTCCAACAATATAACTTTCATTTTCAGTTTCTTGTGGTGCTACCTGAAGACCCTTAGAGGAAATCCAATGTTCGGTCCATGGTAGTGGATTATTCTTAGCAGCAACATCATATACTGGTTTTAAACCAATTGATTTCATGCGACGATTGGCGATCCACTCAACATACTGAGTCAGAAGTTTAGCATTCAAACCAATCATAGAACCTTCTTTAAACAGATAGTCTGCCCAGACACGTTCTTCAGTTACCGCCGCCTCAAATGCTTGATAGACCCACTGCTCTTCTTCTTCAGCAATTCTAACCATGTCTGGGTCGTCTCCCTGACACCATTTATTAATAATGTTTTGTGTAAGAACAAGATGTTGGTTTTCATCTCTTGCGATGAGAGAGATAATTTTAGCGGATCCCTCCATAAGTTTAAGCTCTCCAAAAGCGAATGAACATGCGAACGAGACATAGAATCGAATTCCTTCAAGAATGTTGACATTGATTACAGCACGATAAAGTTTACGCTTAAGTTCATATAAATCACATTCAGCAGCAGGAACTCCATCTAGGTTGTGTTGCCACATGTTACCACTACCATATGTCTGAGCATGATTAATGAATTCATCATATGCACCCGTAACTGTTTCGGCGCGTGATAGTATCATATCATCTTCCAAGATCGTGTCAAGCACTTCTGCTGGATCAGCGTAAACATTTTTGATGATGTAAGTATATGAACGACTATGAATCATTTCCATAAAAGACCATGCTTCCATACATGATTCAAGTTCAGGTAACGAACAGTATGGTAAGAAAGCCATACCAGGAGCACGACCCTGAACTGAATCAAGCATAATCTGATACTTTAGATTAGAAGTAAAGATATGTTTTTGCTCTGGACGCAATGATTGATAATCACCACGATCTTTTTGCAGAGAAACCTCCTCAGGTCTCCAGAAGTATCCAAGTTGCGACTGAGTAAGTTTATCAAACACTGGATACTTAAAGTTATCATAACGTTGAACACCAAGGGGAGCACCAAAGAACATTGGTTGTTTCTTAGTATCAACATTATCCCTATTAAATACAGTCATACCACGAACTGTAGTATCTTCTTCCGATCTCACTCTAAAGTTTACATGACTCACAGTCTTCCTCCTCGGTGTTTTCTATACTTAAAATTAAACTTTCTAAACTCTTCTTCACATCTTCTTGATATTCATCAGTCTTAATGTCATATGTATTCTGATAATAAGAAGTCTTCCAACCATACTTATAAGTACTGAGGAAGTCTTGTGCCATTACTGAAACTGGAACCTCATTATTATCAAACTTTTCTGGATTATAAGACCAGTTACCACTAATTCCTTGATCGAAGAACTTTTGCATAACAGCAACAATCTTAATATATCCAGCATTGGATGCCATATCCCATAAGAGTGTGTAGTTATTCTTTAGTGTAGCATACTGAGGAACAATTTGCTTAAGAACCCCCTTCTTTGATTTTTTAACGGACAAGTATGCTCTAGGAGGTTCGATTCCGTTTGTGGCATTTGACACAACGGAACTGCTCTCCGAAGGCATTTGTGCGGACAATGTTGAGTGCCGTAAACCGTGTTCCAAGATAGATGCCCTAAGAGATTCCCAGTCATAATTGTATTCCGGTGATACTATACCATCAACATCATTCTTATATGTATCAATCGGAAGGATGCCATCTGCATACTTTGTGTGGACGAATGCCTCACAATGTCCTTTCTCCTTAGCAACTTCATTAGAAGATTTCAAAAGGAAGTATTGGAAAGCTTCAGACAAATCATGAACTACTTTCCATGCTGCTGGATCGTCATAGTGCTCGCCATTACGAGCAAGGTAATGTGCTAAACCAATAAACCCTACTCCCAATGATCTCCTCGCCTTTGTAGAGCGTTCTGCAGCTGCTACAGGATATTTTTGATAGTCTATTACTTCCTCTAAACTACGAACAGAAAGATCACATAGTTCTTCCATCTCAGAAAGTTTGTAAATCTTACCTATATTAATAGCAGAAAGAATACAAAGAGCAATCTCACCATCAGAATCATCGATGTGAGTAAGTGGTTTAGTTGGAAGAGTGATCTCCTGACAGAGATTACTCATATAAACTTTATCTTTGAATGAAGAATGTGAATTACAGTGATCTATATTCATAATATAAATCCTTCCAGTCTCTGCTCTTTCCTTAAGAAGATTAAGAATTAATTCTTGAGCATTAATTGTTGTTCTTGGGATTGACTCGTCTGACTCATATGAGCAGTATAAACTATCAAAAGAGTCGGTCCCAAAATTCTCATAAAGGTCAGGAACATTATGAGGGGAAAAAAGGGAGATGTCCTTATTTTCGATAAAACGTTCATAGAATAATTTAGAAATTTGGATAGAATAATCTAATTTGCGAACACGGTTATCTTCAGTTCCTTTATTATTCTTAAGGACAAGAATATCTTCTATTTCTTGATGCCAGATTGGGAAGTGGACAGTTGCTGATCCACCACGGATTCCATTTTGAGTGCAGCATCTGACAGTTGACTCAAACTTTTTGAGAAAAGGGACAACACCGGTATGCTGTACTTCTCCACCTCTGATTTTACTGTTGATGCCACGGATTCTACCTGCGTTGATACCGATTCCTGCACGTTGAGCAACATACTGACCAATCGCCATGTCACTAGAAAAGATGCTATCGAGGGTGTCATCAATATCAACAAGCACACAGCTAGCAAATTGTCGGAGAGGGGTGCGCACCCCAGCCAAGATAGGTGTGGGAACGTTGATTTTGTGCTTGCTGATTGCGTTGTAGTATCTTCTAACATAATCTAACCTCTTCTCCTGTGGATATTCTGCAAAGATCGTAGCAGCAACTAATAAGTATGCATACTGAGGAGTTTCATAAATTGTATTTAAACTCCTATCTTGAACGAGATACTTATCAACTACTTGACGAAGACCAGCATAAGTAAACAAATAGTCACGACCATGATCTATGTATGAATGAATTTTTTCCCATTCATCATCAGAATATTTAGTCACCAATTCAGCATCATAGATGCCACGACTAATACCTTCAATCAAATGTTCCTTAAGATCAGGAAATCCATGTTGCCAATCAGGTCCAAAAACTTGCTTATAAAGACCAAACAATAATAGACGTGCTGCTACAAATTGATAGTTTGGATTATCCAAAGAGATAAGGTCACTGGCAGAACGCACCAGAATCTCTTGAATTTTATCTGTAGTAATGCCATCATAAAATTGAATACCAGAATTCATTTCTACTTGACTCGCAGATACTCCTGCAAGATGATCACAAGCACATTCAACCATTGAATGAATCTTTTCCAGGTTCAGTGGTTCAATATTACCACTGCGCTTAACAACTTTGATACCGTTACTCATACTTTTTTCCAGGCGTTTAATTTAATGATTGCTTCTAGTCCTTGGTAGGTATTACATTCTACCAGATTTTGTACGTTGTGTCCAGACATCTTCATGTCATTGATATCCTTTTCAATTACGGTATTTGGCCAGATGACGATACTATTCCCAGATGAGATAAGTTTTTCATACTTGGCAACGATCTCTTTGTTGCGTGGTTCATTGTCCAAAACATAAATGAGATCACTGAACTCAGTGTCATCCAACGTAACATCAGATCCACACATGGCGATTGCATTTGATAAAAATAAGGAATCAAATGGTCCTTCGGTGACATATATTTTTTTAGTATTGTTTACTCTATCAAGTCCAAATAATTTAGGGAATGATTTATCTAAAATCGTTGTAATGTAACGAAGTTTAGTATTTTTATCTAATGACCTCCCCTGATGTCCAAACACCTTACCATCATTAGACAATAAGGGGATGACGATTCTAGATTCTTTTTGTTTATTGCTAAGTTTTGCCCAAGCATTGAAGTCTTCTGCGTAGTAAAAAATTGAGAATAAATTCTCTGGAATTTGACGTTGACTTAAGTATACTTTTGCGGGATGTTCTTTATTTAGAGTATCTACTTTTTTAAGATCTGAGAATATATCTTTCTTAAATATTGGGGTGGGAATTTTAAAATCAGGCACTGCAGTATTAGATCCCTTGCCAGTTAGACCTTCTTTATATCTCTCCATAATATACTCATCATGAAGCATCGGAGATTGATCTTTTAAGAAATTTGTAAACGTTCTACCCATGCCACAATTATGGCATTTAAAAAAGTAATCATTACGTTTCCGATAAAAATAACCCCTAGTTTTATTACGGTGCTTCTGTGAGTCACCGCAGTAGGGGCATCTAAATGTATACAGATCTGATTTCTTTTTAGCAAACTTTACAAGTTGAGGCGAGATAAGATTAATATACTTCGCATCAATAAAATTCATATTATAGGGGCGAGTTGCTTCACCTCACTATAGCAGGTTGCAGGTTCCCTGTCAAGGGTGCTGGCTGAGTAATATTCGCCATTATTCTCTGCCCCGGTACACTAACGAGGAAAGATATAACAGCAAGAGCACCAAAAATACTCCACATCTTTTTTTCCATGACTCTAAGGCGATCATCAACCTTTCTGATATCCCTTTCACATCCTTGTTTGATTAGGGTTGCCTCACGATCAAGAGCACGATGCATACTCTCAATCTTCTCAAACAAGACAGCATCTATTCTATCCTGCTTGTCAAGCTTCTCATCATGGACCGCCAACAACTGACCCATCTTGACTGAATTGTCTTGTAGCGTTTCAACTACTTTTTCTAATCGTTCTAGTATAGCAGAATTAACGTCATCCATCCAACGTTATACAGATGATGGGTTGAACTGCATAATCTTAAGGAAGTCTTCCACACTCTTATTCATGAGGAAACGATACTGATCCTGAACGCCAGCATCAAGTGCTTCAAATGTAGCAACCATTCTCTTAGCAACATCAGTGTTAACTCTAAGTGAACGACCATCTTTAAACTGAACGAAACCTTCTACTTCTTGATTACCATAGGTAGATTCCTGTGCCAGTTTCATGAGAGTTCCAAGAACTTCTACACCAGGAGCCTGAGTTCCTACTGATTCTGATACTTGCTTCTGAAGTGCAGTAGATTTCTTAGCAGCTTTCTTTCTGAAGTCAGACAAACGTGCCTTCATCAGAGTGTCCATCTCTTTAGTCTTATTCTGCATTTTGCCTTTGGCATCCTGCGCTTTCTTCTGAACTTCTTTCTGCTTGTTTAGTTTCTTTTGTTGGGCAATCTGTTTCTGAGCACGCTCAGTCTCTGAAGGTGAATCCTTCTTATCATCTGCCTCAACGATGTGTTGTTCTTGTGCCATTTTTTTCTTTGCCTTCTTGTCTCGGTTGGTTAAAATTCTGTTTACAAGTTTACGACCTGCTTTTGTTCTACCATCATATTTTTTCTTTTTCTTACTGGCAGGAATACCAGGAGGTTCATGTGAAGGAGGTAGTGATAGATTAGCACCGGAACCAACAGAATTTGTTGGTTCTTCCCACATTTGATATCTCGCTTGTTGTAGAAGTTTTCTAATGTTTTTCATATTTTATTTAGTTCTTCTAGACATTTATGATCTGGTTCAACATATTCCAGGTAGTTTTGTGGCATCCTATTTAAGTATATCAGAAAAGATTTGAGAACCGGCCAACAATTTCTTTCAATTTTATAAAATAGCAAAGGAACTGTAGCATCATTAAAAACATTAAAAAGAATAATCAAATGATTTAAAATTAAATGATGTTTAAGTATGTCAGAATTTATATACTTTCGCATAAGTTTTTTGACATACTTAAATCTTTTTAAATCCTCATCAAATTCTTCTTTAGTTGTGCAGTGTGGATTGTTGTAATATTTAATCGCAAAGAAGGCATAGTTGTCTTCATTCAGTTCATCAAATCTCATTTAATTATTAGGTAACAGTTAAGGTAGCAGCAGAGGAAACTACTTCAGCAGCACCAGAGTCGGTAGTAACTTTGACTCTGTACTGATATCCATTCTCACCTGCCTCACCAGCAGTGGTAGCAGCAGTGGTAAAGGTAGCAGCATTTGCACTAGAGATGTCATCAAAGGTTGCTCCACTATCTGTGCTGAGTTGCCATTGATACTCAAGTGTGCCCGCACCAGTAGAAACTGTAGCAGCAACTGTGAATGCTTGCGTATTAGGAGCAGCAACAGATGCACTAGCAGGTTGTGTACCAATTGTGATAACAGCAAGAGCATCAGCAGCAATTCTATCATCAGTAAAGTCACCAGCAGTACCAGCAGCAACATTCAGGTGTGCCAAACACTCTGCTTTATGACGAGTTTCACCCTCAACATCATAACTCTTATAGAGCCACCAACCAGGGCCCCAAATACCACGTCCTTTGTTTGTAGCAAGTGCTGCCTCAGTAGTGTCAGCAAAAATGAGTTCTCCAGGCAGACTATCACCACCTTTAATTACATAATCAGCGACTGCTTTAGGAGCAGTGCGACGAATTGCACCAGCAAGTGAATTGTCAGTAGCACCAGCATATGCTTTATGCAATTCAATTGCAGTTGTGCTGGTTACTTCTTTGACGAGGTATGATACACCGCCAAGAACAAGGATGTCTCCTACATCTACGTTATCTGCAGCGTTCTTTGTAACAGTAGCATCAGTTTGTGTGACTGCTACATTGTTAGCAAAGGTGGCGGCATCAATTTTTCCGAGAATTGCCATTTGTCTCCCTAAAAGTTTTTTCTTAATCTTTGATTATTTATAAAAAAAGGGGAGTATACTCCCCAATAAAATACCTAATTATTAACTGCTATCAGTCTTCTTCGCGAGCTTTGATTGCTTTAGTAACAACCTCAAGAAGTTGATCATCCATATCAGTCTTAGTTAACTTAACTGCTTTAGCAAGAATAACAAGACAGATCTCAACCATCTTCTCACCAAGTTCTTCATTTTCTGGAATTTTATTAACAGCATCAGAAACAATTTTAGATGCAAGTGGAAGTAAAAAAGCCAACATAGTAAACCTCATTAGTAATGTATACCGTATATATGTCTTTAATATTTTTTTATTTTCTTACTACCACTACATCCACATCCTTCATCTACCGTTTCCTCTGAATTACAGTCGGCAGTTCCATGCACAGCACACTTACTTCCTTCTTTTGAATTGTTACATTTTGCTTCTTCTAATCCCATTTCAGTTCTCCAATCAGAGAACTCTTCTTTCTTCACTGCCTTACCAATTTCTTTACGACGTTTGGCAAGATACTTATCTGACTTATCCTTATCACCATCATTATCAATATCACCATCTTCCTTACCAACAGGATCAAGTGCTTCCATTAAATCCACCTTAGTAGAAACTTGCTTCACACCACCTTCAAATAATTTACCAGAGGAAAGTTTTGCTACCGTAGCATCCATCAGTGATGCTGAATACTGATCTTCAACGGTCTTTTTATTTTCCACTTCTCCATAACACTCCTTTCCGGCAATACCATCAGTAGATCGTTTAATTAAAGAATCCGAATAACTATCGTTGTACATTTCTTTATGGGTACTTTTTCTTTTATTTATAGATGTGGACCACTCAGGTGTCTTATTCTTACCATATCTTTCTTTCTTCTGACCAGGAGTAAGATCCTGAAGATACTCTCTGTTCTCATCAGTGCCGAGTTCATGAACTTCACTAATATCGGAAATCCAACTCCTGAATGTTTTATGATTTTCATCTAAGCAGATGACATAGTTAGGTCCACGCCTAATAATAGTACCAACATGATCATTTCCATTACGAACTTTCATCCCCTCTGGGAAAATCTCATCATTATAATACTGTTCACGGGTGTAAACCTTTGAGTATTCTGAAAAGTTATACATTAATAGTTAGATTCTATCTTACTATTTATTATTTAAAATTGGCGGGAAGATTCTGTGCAATTTCTCTCATTAAACTTCTGCAATCATTATCATTCAAAGAAGTAGGAATGCCTGATCGAAAAGTTTTAAAGTCTAACTTGTGTGCTGCTCTTCTCATTTTAGTTCCAGAGATAGTAAAAGTATCTCCATCAGCATCTCTGCTACCAGAAGATCTAATCTCAACCTTTCTGAACGAGAAGTCTTTACCATTATATTTGTGTAGGAATTGCATAGCAGAAACTCTATCAGAACCTACAAGGAATACCACCTCATCATATCCTGCCATCATAATATCCTGCAGGATAGCAACAGGATCTTTAGGACCAGAGAAGATTTTTCCTTTATGTTCAGGAAACATCTTATCCATATAATGTTTCTTCCTGTCGGGTGGAAGTGGGTTGTTACCTTTCTTATCTAAAGTCTGTGAAATATAAATGCGGTAGTCATTCCTCCCTGCTGCTTGTTTCACACCAGCAAAGTTTTCTTTATGTCCTGTGGTTGGTGGTTGAAATCTACCAAATGTAAAGTAGCAAACCTTTCCGTCTAACGCCATTGTTTCTGTAAAGTGAAATTGTTGTACGCAAACTCAAGACGATTAACAAACTTAATCATGTCACCATCCTTATGAAGGACATAACCCTCTGGGGTTGTGACCTTATATCCTTTATCAGTCTGAACAAATGTTCTGAACTCTTCTAAGTGATCTAGTTTATCTATAACCATTTGTTTCACTTCCTGCATTTCTTTATATAATGCAAGCAATGCCTTGAACTTATAGACATTATTTACAAGGTAATTTTCACTCTGATAAACAAGATTACGTTTCTTGATAAGGTTTGGAGCAGTCTTAATCCTGGCAAGTTCCTTTGTCATCTTGGCATGATAAAAATTACCCAGTGCATATAATGCTGCATCAACATTACCAATACTACGAGCATTCTTAATCTCATCATTAAAGAACTGCTTCAGATAAGTTGAAATATGAAACTTGGCATCACCTGTACTACCACTGACATCAACCAGTTCATCTAAAAAGTCTCCACAGATCACACACATACGCTCAATCTTGGTGATATAACTATTAAATTTTTGCATTTCTGATGATGAAAATCCAACCCTATGCATTGGTGTATCATTCTTAACTACCAATGCTTCATTAGAACCTTCAATATCAGCACCAGCAAGTGCTTGCATTGATTGAAAATCTGTTCCTCTGTAATGTGTATGAAAAACTATACCAATCTGAGAACGTCCTGCTGCCTGACCAATAGGATGATTTACTGGAATGCCATATGTAATAGTGTTAGGTCTGAATGTATAAAGTTGTTCTCCATTAATTGTTTCTTGCTTAAGAGTAGACTTTGTATATAAAAGATCACCCTGAAATATACCATTCATCTTCAATTTTGAAAAATACTTCAGAGAAAATTTTAATTTTTCTGCAAGGTCTCCTTCATAATATAAATCAACATCTTCTTCTGCATAACAAATTTTAGGAGTTTGGGCAAATACAGATTTAGTTCCAACAAAAAACATTCCACTGTTAGGATCTTTACCACAAATAAGTGATGGAGCACCGTCCCATTTGGTTTGCATAAAACCTTGGGACTCCTGATGACCCAGCATATTCCTTAACTCTTTCAAGAAAGAAACTGCAGCAGAACATCCTTCCGAACCATAGTTCAGCATTTCATCTTCAAGATGTTCTAGATGTTTTAGTTGGGTTACATTTGCCATTAGTCGTCGTATCCGTCTGAAGGAATGCTATAAACAGTTTCCATATTAAATTTATAACCAGACTGCAATTTATCTGGCCAAGGCAGACTCTTACCAGCTTCGTCACTGGCACCAGATGTATCGCGAATATTAAATTTCAACTCCATTGCTGGAGTACCCACAGTAATATCAATTCTTTGTCCAGTACCACTCTTACCTCCATAATGAACAACAACAGAATTCACACTAGTTGCTGCATCACATACTTGTTTGGTCATAGGAAAATTTTTAATATTATTTCCCTTCTCCATGTGAGTATAGTGATAACCATATCCAATAGATCCACGAATCATACTTTGTAATAGTGTTCTATTGAATTTTGGATTATCTACATTGCCACCACTCACAATTTTACCTAACTTTGCTTGATTGAATATTGCACAGAATCTTTCATTCTCAATACCAAAAGTTTCTAGAACTTTTTTACCAACATTATTTTTAATTTCACCACTTTCAATCTCACCCTTTGGAAATATTTTTTTAACACCAAGATTAGACATTGTTGTAGTACCACCCTTCTTAAGAGAAAGATAGATTTTTCTCTCTGCTTTTCCTTTACATTTTGTATGTAATGTCAGGTCAGTAACAATAGCACCAATATCATAATTAGATGCAGTAGCATTACCAATTTTCCACCCACTCCCTTCAAATACAATGGGTCTTTTTTTATTATCTGGACCTTCGTTGACCAACACGTAGGAACAATCATCAAGATTGTATGTTTTAATCAACTCTTTAATAAAATCTTTATATGGATTTTTGGAATAGTCACCAGTTTCAATCCAATCATTCAAACCATTCTCTAACTGTGCCTCAAACAAATTACCTGTGTTTCTTGTACCACGATTGCCCCTACTACCATCACCCCAACTAACTTTAAGTTTACTAATTTTTAATTTTCTTTTCAAATCTGGTATTGCTATCTCATCCTTTAATGCTCTTGAAAGTTTAGCGTTTGTTTTATTCTGACCATCAAATGCCAATGGGTTTTCTATCACACCATCATAATTTTCTTTAAGATAATTCCATAGACGAAGGGATTCTGCTGCAACAGATCCATCCATATGAGATACAGATTTTCCTGCGTCAGAAAAAGTTGATGGTATGAGATTATATGCCATAAAAAAACCCCTATAGGGGTATTTATATTAAAGATCTCTGGGGGTATTTATATTAAAGATCTCCTGCCTCACGTTTTTCAGATCGTTCAATACTAAATGAACCCTCAGGGTAACGAGCACTCAGTTTTTCAAAATTCATCTGAATAATTTCTTCAAGAGAAACATTGAGACCCATACATGCCTGAGCGACATACCACATGATATCTCCAAGTTCACGTTTAAGATGAAACAGATTCTCTTCGTTTACTGGTTTACCCTGAAAGATAATCTTCTTAACGATCTCAGTAAACTCACCTGCTTCAGCAGACATACCTACAGCAGCAGTAAGTAATCGCTCACTAGGAAACTCCTGTCCTTCCAGTTCTTGAAGACGATAGATAAATGCTTCATAGTCCTTGCTTTGTTCTGATGTAACAGCGTCAACAAACTCAATGTATTTCTGTGTGTCGATGGTCATAGATTAAAATTTAAATTCAGTTAACTTTGCCATAGATGATTTACTTTGAGATCTGGCAACCTCCTCAAAATTATACTCTTCCTGCCCTGAGTCAACAATGTCAACCTGAGCAGATTCCTCTACATCATACAACCTCATCTTCGCCCTGTCAATACCTATAACAAATCTTTTATATGATGTAGTATCGTTATAACGATTTTTAAGTTGCTTAATCATGAGTTGATTAATTCCTTCAAGTTCTTCTGTGCTGATAAGAGCAAACATAAAGTCTGCAGTAGCAGGAAGTCCAAAAGACTCAGAGGTATCTGTAAGATCAATATCGCTAGCGCCATACCCAGAACGAGTAGTCTGAGTAGCCGAAACAATAGGGACGTTATGTTCTGCAGCAAGTCCACGAAGTTCTTCTGCAATCGCTTTGATGTTAGTATAAGAATTTACAAGTGCTCCTTTATAACGTGATGATGCACAGATGTTTAGATAATCAATAAAGATAATGTCTGGTTTAAAACTTTTCTTGAGTGAAAGTTCATTCAGAAGTGCCTTGAAGTGTCCACTGTGCGCTGACGCTGTAGGATATTCTTTAATGATAAGTTTGCCGTTGGTCTTCTGTGCCAGTCTAGTTACTTTGGAACTGAAGATTTGTTCTGGCAGTTCTTCAATGTCCTTGATGTTTACGTTGAGCAGATTCGCGTCAATGCGTTCTGCGATTTTTTCTTCCGCCATTTCCAACGTGATATATAAGACGTTTTTGCCTTGAAGGAGTGTCGCAGCGGCCATGTGACACATAAACAAAGACTTACCCACCCCAGTACCAGCAAGTGCGATGTTGAGAGTTTTGTTAGAAATACCACCCTTCGTAATTTTATTGAAGAGAGACAGATCGAATGGGATTTTGTTTTCATTTCTATGATAGAACTCGTAGCGACTTTCATAATCTTCTATGTAGTCATGCCCAATGTGCTCATCGAATGAAACACCCAATGCTTCCTGAAGAATTGATGGGATCGCATCTTCATTTCTCTTCTCATCCTGACCATCAGCAATCTTAACACTCTCTAGTAGTGCTAAGTAAACTGCACGTTGCTTACACCACTTTTCAGTAGCGTCAAGGATCCAACGATCATCAACTTCAGTGTTATCGATGTCAGTAATTTTTACTTGCAGTTCCTTATAAGAATCTTCATTCAGATCCTTGCGATTATCAACTTCAATAGAAAGTACTTCCTTGGTTGGTGGTTGACCATAGTTAACTACAAACTCATTAATAATATCAAACAGAATTTTATCAGAGTAATCATTAAAATATTCTGGTTTCACGTAAGGAATAACCTTACGCATATAACTCTCGTTAGTAACGAGATTTTTCAGTATAGTACTTTCAATTACTTCCATCAAGATCCATAGCAGAATTCTTTTTTGGCACATTCGTCAAGTTTTTGGAGGATTTCTTCAGTGAAGAACTTCTCTGGATCCTTGTAGATAGCAGAAGGATATACATTCCCATGCTCAGTCTTAACACGGTTACCAATACGTTCAAAGACTCCGTGCTGTTGACCCAGTTCCAATAATCCGTAATACTTATCAAGTCCACGTTCGTCAAAAAATAACCTCGTTTCTACAATAGAATTTTCTTTAGTAAAGCGAGACTTATGTGCCTTCACTTTAATAATGTTACCAACCTGCTCGGTGCCATCCTTCTCCTTCTTTTTAGAGAGAAACAGAATACTAGAAGCAGCATATTTAAGACCAGTGCCACCACCCATTTCCTTAGTAGGAACATAAGCACCAACAACTTCATAAGTGTGGTTAGTAACAATCAAAGGAATGCCTGCCTGACCCAACTTCAATGACAAAATTCTAAAGATAGACTTAATCACCTGAGCACGGGTCATGTCGCGGGTCTCCTTACCATCAGTGGCATCCTGCACTTCCTTGGAAGTAGACAGCATACCCAAAGAGTCTAGCACAAAGAGGAGCGGTGGGCGATCCTCCTTCTTGAGTTTCATAAACTCATCAACAACCTTGATAGATTGTGTGCGAAACTCCTGAACTGTGGTTACAGGGACAAGACCAACTCGCTTCACATCAATATCGCGAGTTGCCATCATATCCTTAGAGATAGCAGACTCCGACTCAAAGTAGATTACCTGACCTTCAGGATTCTGCTCAAGAAAGTTCTTTACGATTGAGAGGGCAAAGAAGGTTTTACCTGTACTGGACTCTCCTGCGAGGGCGGTGACTTTGTTTTGTGGGAGACCACCAAAAATGCTCCCAGACACAAGAGCATTGAGGATGTAAGAGCCAGTGTCCACAAACGAATCACAATCCCCAGCGGCGATGCCTTCATCAACGATTGACGCAAATTCATTATCTAACTCCTTGATAACGCTGTTTAAAAATGACATAATAATTATGAAAAGAAACTGCTTAGTGAGCCAGTGCGCTCATGCTTCCACCCAATACATTCTATCACAGATTTCAGAGGTTCCAAGAAAGACTTCTCAAATTGCATCTGATGATTAATATATTTTTCTAACTTAAATTCTTTAGGAAGCGTATTAAAGAATGATATGATATTCTCACCAATAGGATTTGGTGTTTTAAGGTAGATAAATTTTACCTTTTCCCCTTCTTGAATAAGAGGAAACTTATTAGTAATTTTATACTGCTTAAGATAGTGATTATACAATAATGCACCTCTGACAGCAATAGGTGTACCCTTCTTATAAATCTCCGAATAACTCCGGTATTTTTCAAGACCATTACATCCTCTTGGGAATGAGATATCTATGTAACTTTGCTGTTGTGTTTCACGTTTGATGTCACTGATATAATCAATCATGTCATCATTGGTTCCTTTAATCATGATCTTATATGCTTCCAGAAGTTTGTCTCTGAAATATGCTGGTGTAGATGAACGTTGTGTCTCCAGTCCCATGATCTTCATCTTAGGTTCCTTATAACGAACACCCTCACTATCCCAGACATTAAGAATGTATCTCTTCTTAGCAGTCCAGATGCCACGGTTAGCGATGTTCTCGCGTTTCATTACCATCTTCTGCTGGTATGCATTTACATACGTCGCCAGTTCTTGGTAACAACTTTCAATATAAGTTTCAAGTTCCACCTTACAGATCTTATCAAGGAAGTTAACAACCTTCTCATCAGACGGCGTTCCTCCTTTGAATACGTTCTTAACAAGATCACCCAGATCAAGATAAATGGAGTCAGTGTCCACAGCAATGACATAATTTTTATCACCCGATTTTAAAATTTTATTAAGATACTCATTCATCTTATTCTCAATCCATCTGATCGAGAGTTGTCCCGAAAGAGTAATTGCTTCAGCGTTCTCCAGTCGAAAATACCTGAAGTATTCATTACCAATAGCACCATAAGCAGAGTTCAATTGGATCTTACGTGCCATCTGAATATTATTATACTTGGCGATGTCCTTAACAAGTTGAGGATCTTTAGTATTTTCATACTCTTGCTTGGCAGCAAGCATCTTTTTCTTGTAAATTGTACGCTCAGTATAAATCTTTTCCATCAACTTGGGAAGGAAACCCTGTTTCTTTGTAGTGAACAAAGTTCCGTTAGGACATAGAGTGACGCCATCCAAAGTGCTAGTATCAATCTCACCATTGAGTAGTTTATCCACGTTGATGCCGCTCACACGGTCATCTAGAAGGGTCTCAGGAGAGATATTATACTGCATGATGAGGTGTGGATACAATGAGTTAAGGTCAAAGTTCACAACCCAATCATAAATGCCAGGAACAGGTTCCTTTACATAAGCACCAGCATACTGCTGATCTTTAGTGCTCTCAGTCTTAGGGGGAATAATAATATTATCTTGTGTGAGAGCATCGTAAATGATATTGTCCCACATACGAACCTGATAGAATACATCCTCAAAGTTTACCTTAGCATCATATGCCATAGTAACAGCGAGTTCAATCAGTTTCATTTTATCTTCCAACATGTCTACGAGTTCAACGTCATGGATGTTATACTCAATAAACTTCTGCCAATCACTACGATAAAAATCCTGGAAGTTTTCAAACTCAGAGTGATCCAGTTTCTTCTGTCCAAGTTCCACAAAAGCAATATGGTCTAGACGATAAGATTCTTGGTTAGTATAAGTAAATTTCTGATATAGATCATAATAGTCAAGGGTAGCAACACCGATGATATCATAATAGATCTTCTCCTGACCCTTCATAAACAACTTACGCTCACGAACAGAGTTCCATGGCGACATAGATCTCATGTGCTTAATACTCAGCATACGATCAATGCGTCGGCAAATGAATGGCATATCAAAGAACTTAACATTCCATCCAGTGATAATATCAGGAGTTTTTTGCACCCAATACTCTAAGAACTTGAAAAGCAGTTCACGTTCATTCTCGCAATAAACATAATGAACGTCATCACGGGAGTTTTTAAACTCACCACAACCCCAAGTAATAATCTTCTTACTAGTAAAGTCTTTTACAGTAATACAAAGAATTTCTTCTCGTGCTTCCTCAACACTAGGAAATCCATTCTCTGATGTGGTCTCAATATCAAGAGACATGATATTGAGTTGACTAAAATCATAATCAACTTCCTTGGGATACTTACTCAGGATATACTGATATAAGTATTTGGTATTGCCATAGATAGTAAAATTATCTACTGCCTCATAAGTATTAACAAACTCTTTAGCATCTTTAATGCTACCAAGTTGAATAGGTTCTACACAGTCACCATCAAGAGTTTTATATTTGGTTTGATTTTTTGATGAGACATAAAGAGTCGGAGAGAAGTCTTCACGACGCTCAACCCTTCCACCTCCACTAAAACCACGATACAAAACTGTATCATTGATGATAGCAACATTAGTATAGAAATCCATCAAGCAGTAACATCACGATATAATTGTAGCAGACTATCCATAGGTTCAGTGATACTAATAATATCAGTAGACCTAATAGGAACCTGCTTTTGATATGAATATGGAATAAAATTTTCTAAAGTAAAATCTGGAGCACATCCAGTTACTACTTTAGGGTTGATGAGCATACAATCAGTATCCTCGTCAGGACGTTCTTCAATCTCCGCTATCAGAAACGTCCCAATTTTCAACAACACAATCTTCACTGTCATCACGAACTCCTACGTTTTGAATGTAACTTTCTTTAATATTATCTTGAGGATCACAAATAGTGACTATCCAATCTTTGTTAATAAAATACTCCTCTGATTTAGAAGTAGCAAGCCATGGAATGAAACTTAAAACACTATCCGATGGTTCATTAGCACCCTCATTAAGAACTGCTTGCTGAACTACTGTAACACGAACTGGTTTGATTAATACTGTACTGATAGTTTCCTGAGTATCGCGGTCAACGATCTCCCGAATATCAGCGACAAGTTCCTCCCCAGACTTGAGGAGAACTAACTGAATAGACATAAACTCCTAGAATTCAACTTTGATTATAGCATGAGGTCAGTCGATTGACAAGCTGGCAACCTTAAGATTTCTTAAATGTGCTGACATTTTATCCAAATACCCACGGTTGCGTAGTTCCTTAAACACAAGGTTCTCTACAGCAAACTCACCACCACGTTGAATAGCAGATGATCTCATGTTACGCAGTTTCTCTTTCAACTTTTCAAATGCCTCACGGTCATCTGCCCTATTATCAATCAAGAAATCAATCTTCTCCATATAGTGTCTCACCTTATTAATGATATTAAGATCTGAAAGATCTACTTCCTGATATGTGGGACGACGCAACCATAGACTATTCATCAAGGAGAATACTCCTTGACCTGAGGGGGTGGGGTCTCTTCTATCTTGAGCGTAGAGTTCAACATCGTGTCCATAGATCTGAATATTATGGGTGAGAGTCCATAATTGCTTTTTGTCTCGTAAGTAATCATCAATGAGATCAGGACAATCGGCAATGTCTTCTTTGGAAACAATAAGATGGAGGTCCAGATCAGAATACTTAGTATAATTGTAATTGGCATTACCACCCACCAGAACTACATCAATTATAGCACTATTAGGAACATTTGCAAACTCTGCCCACTCTTCTGCAATGCGAACTAGTCCCTGCATAACCTCAGGTTTCATTGCTTCACCAACCCAGATCTTAGGATTTAATTGCTGATTATATCTTAGTGTAAGTTTTAAGTCTCTATATGTTTTCATGCGTCAAATACGAATAAGTCAAACTTAGCATCATCTGCTGTGGTAGAAGTTGGATTAGATACTGTACCAATAAAAGTAGTACCATTAACCTTTTCCATATTAACAACTAGTGGATCTCCTCTACCACTACTACCGTCAGTAGAATAATGACCTTGTGCTAATAGAAGGTAACTAGCAGTATCACCATAGTCGTGAGCCATCGTAAAGGTGAACTGGAATGAACCATATCCAGCTGGAGAGTTTATAGCACCAAAGGTTGCAGTAATACCTGCACCAGTCCAAGTACCTGCTGGTGATGATCCGAAATCAGTAAAAGAAGCAGTTCCTTTATACCTAGGACCACCTGTACCTGCTGCAACACCACCTGCTGTGCTACCATCAGAAACTTTCAGGGTACCTATTGTAGGATCATAAAAAAGATCGCCCACTTTCCCAACAAAAGTAGATGCACTAGAACCACCAAGTTTTTCTAAAAATGCTCTGTATACTGACGCCATTGTTATATACTTTTTTAAATATTTATAAAAAAAAGAGGGTTGTCTGACTGTGACCAGGAACCCTCTGCGACGACGATATTCAATTTTATTTAGGCAGCAGTTAACTGATAAGTTTTTTTCTTCTGGTGATCAGGAACAATTCTCTTCAATCTGATCGTTAGAAGACCATTATCAAGTTTAACACTCGTCACTTCAACATCATCAGCAATAGTTCTACTCCAGGTAAATGAACGTCTACCAATTCCCCTCTGTAAATATTCATAATCAGGGTTATCAGTTTGAGGTTTCATACACTGAACAAACAATTTATTCGATTCAGTTTCAACTTTAATATCTTCTTTAGTGTAACCAGCAAGTGCCAGTTCTAATCTAAAGTCAACACTAGATTCTTTAATAAGATTATGCGGTGGATAATTTACATCCGAATCATGGACTGCAGCAAATCTCCTAATCCATTCATCCATACCAATACCATATCTTGATGCGTCATTCAATAGTGCATCAATGTCAGCAATGTTATACTTAACCATGTGGTCTCTCCTTAAATAAGCGAGTAACGTTGTGTGGACCCCGAAGGCATCCACAAATATTTATAGCACAACAAAAAAAAGCAGATACAGTATAAACCGTATCTGCCTATAAGGGTTTCCGACTTTTGTAGAGACCGCACGAAAAGAGTCTCAATCTTATTTATGTTGCTGTATTTGGGTCTACTTTTTTCTTACCAATATTATATTTTGCCTCAAGCGTCCATTCAACTTTTTCTTTATATGCAATAACTTTAATCTGATTCAATGGTGATACATCCTCAATTTCTTCAGGCTTAAGTACACTAATTAATTCCCAATCAACTAAAAGTTGAGTGATACGATTACGACGCTGAACGTCATTCAATGTAAGATTAGATCTCTTACCATCAAGTGCAAATAATTCTTTAAAATGAACAATATAATACCTACCTTGCTTATGCAAGATATGGCAAGACTGATAGAGTTTCTTTTCTTTCCTAGACGCAACTCCAATCCTTGTCAAAGTCTCACGGACCTTGAGGAAATCATCAGGTTCATTAAGTAATACTTCCACCATATCGGTGGGTTCCCATGTTACTTCAATATCAGTTGATGTCGTCATTGTTTACCACCTTTACTCAATTTAAGTTTAATACAATTTAGCTGTTCGTCAGAAAGAAGACTAAGAGCGGATCGTGCTTTCTCATTACTATAACCATAATAAGTTTTCACTATTTCCAGATCTGTAATTTTTTCTTTTTTTAACCACGGAGAAAATCTCCGTTTTGGTCTGACAATATTTAGCAAAAATTCATATTGTAGTTTTTTAGAAAGATGATGGTTAATATTAACCTCATTCGCCACCATGATTGTATCTATAAACCCAGACAAACACTTGTTAACAATGAATGGTGGATATTCGTTTTTGTTCTCATCAGTCATGATGTTTTGTTTCTCATGATTGATGGAGTTCAACCAATGCTTTAGTTCAGTTTGAATCATCTTAGTTGGTAATATTGACTTTTATTATATCCACTGATTATAGAAGAATGAATATCCATTGCCATGGTAATTCTAACCTCAGAACTTGTGTTAGGAGAAACCCAGTGGTAGACAGAAGAAGAAAACATCATAAGTTCTCCTCTATGATTCTCATATTTTTCTCCCTCAAACCACGTACCAACTCCAGGATCTCCTCCTAGGAAAAGATTACTACATGTCCAATCTCTTAGTGGTGCTCCAGGTGCATTAGGGTTACGATGGCAATGTCTTGCAATGCCCTCACCTTCCCTAAAAGTATTTGCCCAGCATTGAATAAATTTTTTCCTCCCAACAATAATCCTCAACTTAGGAACAATAATTGATGAGACAACTTTATCATTGAGATAGTTGTGACACCAATGTCTTCCAGTTAAAGAATTGTCAGCAGTTCCATTATGAAGATCATCACCCAAAGACTTGACATGATCTTCAGTTTCCAAGATCCTATCGTAAATGGTATCACATTCTTCAATACTAAGAAAATTTGGAATCTTAAACAGGTTCATAATTAGTTAGTAATTAGTTAGTAACAATTCAGCACGATCTTTTTGCTCATTCATATAATCTCCAGTAGAACGCATGGTATAAGTTAGATCATAAGAACATGCTAACCATTCTTTAAAACGATCTTTAACCATTTGAATGGAGTTATATGATATCATGTGACGAGCAAGGTGGTTGTCACAATCAACAGCAAACTGATCATGATCGAAACGCTTATGCAAATCTCCCTTGTTACCATAGAGGTTATCTTTGATATCATAGGGAGGGTCAGAATATATAAAACAACGTATATCATCTGAAAGAAGTCCTTCATATGACCAATTCGTAATTTTCCAATTTTGAATTATTTCTGAGTATCCTTTTAGTTTCTCAATTCCTCGCATTGAGAAGTTGGAGTTAGATGCCTGCCTGCTAAAGGATGAGGACTCAGTGAGACCAGAAAAAGAGCACTTGTTAATAACGTAAAAAGCACAAGCGCGAGATAGATGGGATTGATCATAGTCATTAACCAGTTGTTTTGATTCTAGAAATAAATTTTTTGCTGATATAGGTTCAGGATGTTGCTGTTTAAGTTTAACTAATTCAGCACATAGTTCCTCATTATAATCTTGAAGAACTCTCCAAAAATTATAGAGAGGTTCATAAAGATCATTAACCCACACAGGAATATCTGGGTTTGCTTTAGTGAAGGCGATGGCAACACTACCACCACCTAAAAATGTTTCCCGATACTCTTTAATGTCATCAGGGAAACGTGGTAGTATATACTTAGTGGCGCGAGACTTACCGCCAGGATATCTAAGTGGCGTCTTGAGAGACTTCAAAGTTTGGTTCATGATATTTAAGGTATTCCCAGAAGGTCATTTTAAGTTCTTTCTGTGTCATCCCACAATGAGCGGCAGCAGCAGGAAGATTCATAGAAGCATAGAAGAGACCTTCATGTGCTTCCTTCACATTTTGAGGTGTAGTTTTTTTTATTTCCATTAAAGAATCAATTTCTTCTTTTCAGGAGTTGCGATAGAAGAATACATTTGCTCATACTGAGAAACAATTTCTTCTGCTGCATCAGCCATATATACCACGAACTTAGTAGATATTGTGATTTCTTTTACTTCTTTACTAATCATCGGAGACCATGCTACGAATTGTAGTGTGCCCTGCTGTGTAGGAACACCTACAATTCCATTCTTTAGTGTAAGGTGATAGTCTGTGCTTTTGATTACTTCAGCAATCACATCCTCTCCAGAGGACATACGAATCAGTTTTACGTTCATTTGAATTGACACTCCATCATAATTTCGGTTAAACATGCCAGGAGATTAATCTCCTGATCGGCAGCAAACGCTGCCTGGTATTGATATTTAGCGATTACTAAAACCGCTGCTGGAATAGTGGAAGGTGTGAGAACATCATACATTGCTTCGTAGATACGATGGATAACCATATTAAAATCATTATCCAGATTAGCAACTACCCACTTGCGAACAACATTAAACTCTTTATTTTTCAGAGCATCCACAAGTCCTTTAAGATTGATATCAGTAATCTCAGCAAGAATACCAGTATCAATGCTACCAGTATTACCATACTTCTGAAGTTGGTTCAATACACGACGCCAATCTGGGAAGTGAGTTTGAATCAGTTCTGCAACAACCTTCGGATCATACTCAACATTTTCACCCTCAAGTATAGACCTGACACGGTTGAAAAATTGCCCCGCAACAGATGCCTTTTCTTTTCCTTTATAGGTGAAGTCAATGACTGAACATCTTGATTGGATGGGATCAATGATTTTGTTTTTGTAGTTGCAGGTGAAGATGAATCGGCAGTTGCTATGATACGCCTCAATAGAACTCCGTAAGAGGAGTTGTACATCGTTTCCTGTGTTATCTGCTTCATCAATAATGATGACTTTGTGCTTACTTCCTTGAAGTGATACAGTCGTTGCAAAAGTTTTTGCTTGGTTCCGTACCGTATCTAGAAAGCGTCCTTCATCAGATCCATTAATTACAATGTAAGATAGGTTTAATTCTTCACACAATGCCTTAGCGGCAGTAGTCTTACCAACACCAGGAGGACCAGCAAGCAGAAGGTTATTCAACTCACCAGCAGCAACCTGTTGCTTAAGATCACGTTTGATACTGTCAGGAAGAATACAATCGTCAATCTTACGAGGGCGATATTTCTCCACCCATAGATACTGGTCATTCATAATAATTTATTCAAAGATGGGATAGATGCGTTGCCGCTGTTGCTGCCGCCACATGATGCGTTGCCGCATTTCTTTCAGTTGATCTGGATCATTACCATAATAACCCATATTCATGTAAACACAATCCATATAACGTAAATCATTACGTTCAGCATCAACGGTAAAAGTGTCACAATACTCTATAATTTCTTGAGGCACTTCTACTTTTTGATAGTTATAATCAATAATCATAATCAGTTTGAATCAGGTTCAAGAGCAATCCAATAAGTAACAGGAATGCTCTTATTAGTAAAACAACTAATAAGACGCTTCGACATCACTACATCATAATCACCTTTGATAAGTTTCAAGTTCTCAACTTTCATATTGAGGACAAATTCATCATCAGTTTTTCCGACATTAATAGAAAAAGTATTTGATGTATCATTCTCTTTATCACGAACAACAACAGTAACATCAGTGCTATCACCAATCACAGAAAAATCTGGAAGTTGATAAACAGCAGCAGCGCGAATAAGACTTTGAATATCTGATTCACTCAAAACAAATTTTACATCTTCAGATGGAACTTTGATGCCATGATCAGGAGCTTGCTTAATCAGACTTGAATCAGCAAAGAAATACTTCATAGAAGAACGATTGTTTTGTATTTTCACATAATGGTCGCTACCAAACTCCATGTCTGCGCCATGCATCAATGACATACCACCAAGAAACTCATTAAGATCATAGATAGAAAAATTCTTAGGGAAAGTTTCTTCTACTTTTGCCTCAGCAAGAATGTTTTCTGCTACTGAAATAGTGCGAATAGTATTTCCAGACTTTACAGAAATAGACTGATTGATGCCAGAAAAGTTCTTGAGAAGATTGAAAGTATTTTGTGAGAGTTTCATAGTCATTGAGGATAAGGTTCGCCAGTGCGTTCATGTAGACCGGAGAAATGATATAGTAAAACGCAATAATGAATTGCTTTCAAGATATCCATTTTTGATTTACCACCTTTCTTACCAAATCGGGAAAGATATTTAATAGCATTAGAACGGCAGAAAGGTTCTGCGTCTCCAATTGCATCCACTAAGTCAAGTGTCTGAGTCTTAGACTCTTGAGATGTATAGTGTGCTTTATATGTGCTTGAAAGATAATCCTGTACTTCACGAAGTGTTAGATCTTCTTCATACTTCCAAAAATTATTATTAGACATTCGGATAACTCCATCAGTCGCCATTGGTCAATTCCTCCATTTTACTAAAATTTTTCACTTTATCAAATTTGAGAACCCGGTCGAATTTCTCGACCATGTGCTCTCGATGCGAGATAATAAACAAATTGAGATCATCCGTGAAATTCCTCAATATGAATGATAACTCATCAGTGCCTGTGTTGTCAAGTGAGCTGTCAAAAATCTCGTCCAGGACTAGTAGGTTGGTGTCTACGCTGTTCTTAAGCTTAGCAACAGACCTCCATGTTAGCATAAGTGCGATGTCAATGCGAGACTTCTCACCCTCTGAGAATGATGCATAACTGAAATCATCCCTATAACGAGACTTGATAGTCTCCTCAAAACTCTCACTGAGTGTGAAGTTCACAAAGAAATCCATCTGCTGTAGATACTGGTTGATGAGTTTATTCATCACTGGAAGATATCGTTTGATAATCCTAGTTTTAATACCAGTATCCTTCAGCAGGTTAGCAGCAACGCTGTAGTAATCTTTATTCTCTTTATGAGCAGCAAGAATACTTTCATAACCCACACGCTGATCGTTAAGATTATTCAACTGTTCCTGCTGTTTACTAGAATCATTCTTAATATCTTGGATACTTGTAATTTCAGATTCTAATTCTTTGATCTGCTTATTCATATGATTGATGAGAGAATTATTCTTATCAATCACACTATAATGTTTACGAATGTCATCAGAGACTTCTGTGTATTCAGAAATTTGTCCTTTGACTTCATCTATTTGTTGCTCTAATATTTCCCATGCATTTTTAGTCTCTTTAATAGTATCATTGTTTTGATCTATCTTATCAGTCTTGAATGTTTCAGAAAGATTTTGCTTGCAGGTGGGGCATTTATCATTTTTAAAATAAAAAATATTTTCTTTTTCTAAGTTATTAATTTTAGTTTTAAATTTTACTTTAAATTCTTTTAAATTATCATACTTTTTTGAAAGTTTATCACCATCAAACAACAGGGACTGTCTTTCTTTAATATATTCATTAATATTATCATTTTCCTGAACTACACCATCACTTTGCGTAATGAGTTTACCAATTTTATCCTGCTTATAATCAATCAGATTATCACTTTGCGTCTCAAGTTCCTTTATAAGTTCTTCTTGTGTCTCTATACGATGCTTTACTAGACCAAGATCATTTTCCGTGAGGCGAATATCATCGTTTAATCGCTTCATACGATCTTTTAGATTAATATTCATGGTAGAGAACACTTGAATATCTAAAAGATCCTCAATAATTTCACGACGTGATGCTATCGGCAGCTGCATGAATGGAATGAACGTAGAAGATCCTAGAACAACAATCTGTGTAAACGATTTATAGTTAAGTTTGAGGATCGTTTGTTCTAGGAACTTCTGCTGATCTCCAGCAGCAGCATCTTGGTTCAGCATTTCTCCATCAACATAAACCTCAAAGAGGTTAGGTTTCATACCACGGATAACTTTATACTTTTTATTACCTTGAGAGAACTCAACTTCTATAAGACAATCCTTACCATTAATAGCATTAACAAGTTGAGGTTTGTTAATCTTACGAAAGGGTTTATTAAACAACACAAATGTAAGAGCATCAAGTACAGTACTTTTACCAGAACCATTCCTTCCGATGATTATATTGTTAGTATAAGTATTGAGAGTTATCTCAGTAAAATTATTTCCACTAGATAAGAAATTTTTATAACGAATAGTTTCAAAACTGATCATGGTGTGATGGTGGAATAATAAGTTCGTCTGGAGCAACAACAGTATATTTGTAACCTGTGTTTTCACACATTTCAATCATGGATTTGCTATCCACCTCAACAGGACTCATTTTAGGAAAATCATCTGCTTCTAATAAAATAGCAAACCGTATTGCATCTTCTACTTCACTAAACAATAGTAATGTTCTTTCATTCCTACCGTTTGAAACAGCATACGCTCCTTCATTTTCTTTGTCTCGTAAACAGAGTATATACATTATACCACCTCCAGTGCCTCCACGTAAAGAGACTTCATAATCTCTTTCAATTTACCGCTGTCTAAATTAGTATTAAGTTCTTCAATATATTTTTCTAGAATAGTTAAGGTATCCTCATGTTCCAATTGAATGTCTTCATCCTCACTTTCCTCAGTAGAAAAATCTTCAATAATCTTAAGATCTAATGTGACATCTTGCAAAGAATTAATAAGATAATCAAACCCAGTGTAATCAGTTTTGTTTTCTACAACAACTTTTACTACAGTATTTTTATATTTATCAACATCTAAATCATAATAATCATTCTTAGTATCATCATAGAATATTTTATGAAACATTTCATATGGATTTTTAATATACTGCAACTTTAAAGTTTCTGTATCAAAAATATAAAAACCACGTTGATCGCCATAATCATTCCAATACATCTGATAAGAGTTTCCAAGATACTTGAAGTTCCCTTTCTTACTTTTGGTGTGAAAATGACCTGACATTACCAGTTCAAATTTATCAAACTCATTAGTATTGCGACCGTGATTACAAATGTAAGTAGGATTAGTTTTAAATCCTTGCATCTCTAAATGTCCCAGAACTACTTCAGCATCTGTGTCACGTAGAATATTAACACTCTGCTCTTCGTTCTGATCACATATCCATGGCAAATAAACTACCTTACGCCCATCCAGAATGACCTCAGAGGGTTCTGAATATACATTCAGGTTAGAATACTCAAGAAGCAGTGCTTCAAGCGAGTTAATCTCTAGAGTGTTCTTATAGAAAGCATCATGATTACCAACCATCATATCCATAGTAATACCCTTCTCCTCCAAAGGATTAAAGATATTTTTCCTCGCCCAATTAAGAGACCAGAAATCGATGTTACGACGGATATCAAACACATCACCCAAGTGGATAACGTGCTTAATTTTTTTCTTCTTTAATGTAGGAAAGAAAATATCATTATAAAATTTTAGAAAAAAATCATGATAATCTTGATTGCCTTTCTTAAACCCAAAATGAGTATCAGTAATCAGGGCAACTTTCATTTTCTAGTTTTCTGCTCGATGTTTTGTTTGATACTATTGTATTCTGAAGGGGAGTAATTCAGTTCATTCTTATCAGCATGGAGAACTTCATCGTATCCAGAACGCTCAAGAATTTTGCTTTTAATTTCTAGTTGCTTCTTTTCTTTTTGAATTCTTCTTAAGAATGCATAGTAAATAATCTGAGTAAAGTATGCAAAAGGATTGCCACGATTAGGATCAAAATTATCAATATACTGAACACAGTTCTCGATACCATCCGAGATCATATCCTCACGAAAAGGATAGTTAATGAAGTTGGGACGATACGACAGATGCTGTGCGATCTTCAAGAAGCACTCACCAATATAATTTGGTATTCTAGGACGATCCGTCTCTTCTGTCAAGGCTCTGTTAACTTTGACCTTATACTCAGAGAGTGCTGCAAGGAACTCTTTATTATCTACATAATGTTCTGGCTTCTTTTTAATTCTCATTTTAATACATGTATCCAATTACTATGTGTATTTACATTATAACACACTTCAACCGAGCTTGACAACATTGGATTTTATCTGTAGAATAACTCTGTAAGGGTTCAAGAGACAGAATATCTTTAGTATTTCTTGAATATTTCTTCAAAAAAGATTCTAGCATCCTTTACCGATGCGCGATATCCTTTGTATTTTTTTTGTGTAGATCTTCTTTTAATTTTTTTACTAAATTCTTTTTCACGATTACTAATCTCATTAACTGCTTTCTTATAATGAGAAAGTCCTGGTTCAATAAGTTCATTAATAGTTATAATTTTAGCATCCTTTATAAAAAAGAAATTGTCAGTTGTTGATTTGATCCACTTAGATAATTTTAATCCAGATGATTTTACATCTTCAAAGACTTCAAGGATACTCATATCCTCTAACAGTAAAGGATTGTTAACTATCAGACCTTCATCATGAACTTCAACAAAAGCGACAATCTCTTCTCCAGTCATTAATTTAATTGTGGCGAAGAATTTATCATTCATTTTTTTATGTTTACGGGGATGATTTCATAATTAAATTGCTCCTCATTGTAAACTTTAATTCTTTCCTTTAAATGATTGAGAGTATAGTTGATGTAACTTCCTCTGGAAAAATCATCTGCAATGTCATAAAGTACTGCTTGTGATTTATTATCTCCTTTACGCAGAACCCTACCAATAGATTGTAGATTTCTAATTCTAGACTTGCTAGGAGAAGCAAAAATAATGTTATGTAGATTTTTAATATTGATACCAGTAGAAAAGGTTCCGTAGGAAGCAATGATAACGCAGTTATCATTTATTTCTGCTAACTGTCTAATATTCTCACGTTCAGATGCCTCCACACCACCATGAACAAAGAATACTTTTTTGGTATCTCCTATAGTATTATTTATGAGATCAAAAAGTGGTTCACCATGCTTCTCGACATAGTTAAATAACACTAGAGTATTTCCTTGAAGATCAGATACTAAATTTTTAACGAACACATTTCTCTTGTCATGTGTTACAATGTATTCTATCTCATCTTGATAGTTCGCAAACTTATACGATTCATGTTTGAGAGCAAGAATTTTAATTTTAAGTTGCGTCAGTTGATCGCGTTGCATTAACTCAGTGGTGCTAGTAACTCTATCTGAGACACCAAACAATCCTTCCAATACTAGACGATGTGTTTTAGTTCCATCCAAAGTTCCTGTAAAACCGATGCGATACTTTGCATCATGAAGTTTAGTCATAATACTGGTGAGAGACTTTGCTTTGAATGTATGGCATTCGTCTCCAATCACCGCAGTATATGAATCAAAGTATTTCTTAGGAAGTTTATAGATTGACTGCCATGTAGTAATGACTACAGGAGCATCAGATACTTTCGCTTCACCTTGATAGATCTTATGGCAATACTCTTCGGGGTTCCATCCATAGGATTCAAAGTCTTTAAATAACTGTGTGACTAGTGATATACTAGGAACGATGATTAAAGTTTTAAGATTAGTAGCAGTGAAAAATCTAACTAGGGCATAGATCATAAAAGATTTGCCAGACCCTGTAGGTGATAGGATGATCTTTCTATAATTTCTTAGTGCTTTGAATACAGCATTATACTGATAGTCTCTGGGTTTAATCGCAGTTCCTTCAGTAAGATAATTCAGATACTCCCTTACTGTCTCTGGCAGAATATCTGGATCGTAATCAGTAGGTTTACCATAATATTCATTGTCAATCAAAGAACAAGTATATTCTCTTTCATCTGCCCATTCAAAAAGATATGTAAGAAGTCCGATATAAAGTTGACCGTTACCAGGACTAAACAAACGAATTTTTCCATCCCACATTCTATTCTTAAATTGTGGCATGAATTTTGCATCAGGAACTTCAAAAGTAAAATACTCACTCAGTTCTTGTTTAATATATGGTTCACAATCGATTTGAAGATATACTTCATTTCTTTTACCAATAACAATATCTGCCATTACCTAATACCTTCAATAAATGATTTCCACTCAATGGCATTTTTAATTTGATATGATCGAGTGTTTATCATTCTGATAACACTCTCAAGATATTCGATAATAATATCGTATATATCTATTTTTAATTGTAAATCCTTGATGTCAGGATCAGATTCAATATACATGGTCAAATCTGATTTGAGAAGTTTTAGGTCAAAAGGATTTTTCCTATAATCTTCTGGATCTCCTTTACCTGAATAATATTCAAACTTACGGCGAGTAAGTTGCTTTAAGTTTCCTACTGCTTGTTTCTTTTTAAATCTATACTCTGAAAATATTTTAAAATATTTTGAATGTAGTTGTGGAATACTAAGTGAGGCATTGTCTAACTCAACAGGATCAATTTTTGCATCCCGTTCCCACATCGCTTGGATTTCATCAAAAGTCATTAACTAATCACTTTACCATCATACTTAATTCTATATATGAGATATTTAAAGGTGGCAGTTGCAGTGAGATATTCAACTCCAGTTTCAGTCGAATCAAATACTACGGGAGACAATGCTACAGGAAAAGCATTATCATATTCAATTAAAATCTTGGATTGCCAATTGCTATTTAAAACTTCTAATACTATCTGACCTTCAATAGGATCTTCATCAGTATCATATTCTTCTGCGAGACCGGTTTTTTTCAACCACTTATGAATAGTAGCATAGTTAGACATATCCTCATCAATTAAAAATTTGATAGTAAGATCATCAAATTCAGTCTCCGTTCCTGCAATAGAATAGTCTCGGAAAGGATTGGGAATTGTGATGTCTGTGATTCTGATACCAGGAATATCTACTGCCTGACATAAAAATGATACTTTAGGAAATTTTAAAATTGATAATTTAAATCCTTGAGGTGCCAGATAGTTTGCATTATCAATTTTATCAAGTAACCAATTTGCCTGGGTCATTTTTTTATTTTTTAAATATTTAGGTCTTACTTATCCTCATTTCTCATATCATCATGCAACCTATCAGTAGCATCTTTTTTCATTTGTTCTTCTAATTTAGACTTAGAAGCTTTTATACCAGCAAGTCTTACCTCTAAAGATTCTTCCCATAAATTAAGCATCTTAAGTCTCCATTTTTTATGATCTTCTATACTCATTCTTTTACTGCAAATCATTTATTTTTAAACGCAGGTCTCCTCAAATATTTAGATAAAAAAAAGACCCCTTATGGGGTCTGTTGTATTTTTTAGTCTAAAATTGTCCTGCAAACACGTTTACATGGTCCTTGTTTTAATGAATCGCATTCAATCAAACATTCATAATAATCATTTAATTTTTGATATTCTATTTCCGCTTGTTCTTTTTCAAAATGTTGCCATTCGGATAATTGACCTCTCGATAATAGGTTATGCATAACATCCTCGATAGATTTTTGCAAACTTCATGACAATGGAATAAGGTTCATGGTACTTCCTAATTCTATTACTATGTATGGAAATACGCACAAAATTTCAGTAGAATTTTAACAAAAAGAAATGCCTACGAGTTTATACTCATAAAAAAAAGACCCCCTGAGGGGTCTTTATAAACCTGTGTGAGGTTATATCACATGAGGTTGGTAACACGTACACGTCTGTAGTAAACGTTGGTGTTGACATTACCAGCAGCAACTGGATCGGAATCTGAAAGAGCAGTCTCGCCCTTAGAGAAGGGATTAAGAACCATGCCGTAGCGTGTCTTAAATCCGATTTTGGGCTGGAAGGTGTCAGGACCAATTGCACGAACCATCTGGAGAGGAACGTAAGGGCAATAGAACAGACCAGCATCATATGCTGATGTACCTTTATAACCAGCGATAAAGAACTGAGCAGCGTTAGCGCCCTCAGAAGGAAGTGCTGAATAAGGATCGATGTAAACGCGAATGCGACCGTTTAGCGTACCAACGAAGGTGCTGCCGGTGTCATCAACGTTAAGACCAGTATTAAGAGCAGGGTTGTAGTCAAGGACTCCAGCCATTGACAGAGCAGAAGCAACATCTGAAGAACAGATGAGCATGTTGCCCTTCCCTCTACGAGTCTCTTTCGCGATGGCGTTCATTTCACGCTCAATTTGGAAGAGAAGACCCTTGAACTTCTCAACACTCCAACGTCCATTGGAGTCAACGTCGAGGTCGAAGGTTCCTTGTGATGCGGTGTTCTGCTGAGCACCAGGCTTGGCGGAACGGAAGACTGTGCGAACGACTTCTCTGTTGATTTCCGTAAGGATCTCAGCAGAAAGGATGTTAGCAAGTTCAGTCTCAGCGTCAAGACCGTGGATTGCCTTCAGGTCTTGGGCGAGTTCAATGCTGTACTCAGCTTTCAGAGCGCGGCTCTTAGCGGTAACAGCAATCTTCTCAATGCTGAATGCCATTTCTGGGAATACGCTAGCAGCGGCTTCGCCAAGTGCTTCAGCAGTGGTTGTTGCCATTCCACCAGAAGAAGCATAAGTACCACTGTCGTTAAGAACAGCAGGGTTAGTTCCGCCTGGTGCAGTACCACCAGCAGAGTTGGTGGAGTTGTATCCAGTACCAGACCATGCCTGGTTGACTTCGTTGTAGAATGTCTCGTCGCCAGTCTGTGACTCGTAACGTGAGCGCATTGCGAAGATAAGTCCAGTAGGACCGTTCATGGGTTGAACGCCACAAATATCATAGGCGATCAGGTTAGGCATTGAACGACGGATCAATGAGATCAGTACGGGGTCAAAACCTGCTACATTTCCACTTCCTGTGGTAGGTGAATTGATAGGACCAGCGTTTGTAGGCGCTTCGGTCAACATTCTCTCCTCACGGAGGAATTTTTCTTGGTTCTCCAGTAATTGTGAAGTAACGGCTTTCTTGTAACTATCTTTGATCTCAGGGAGATCGCCATGAGACAGAACAGGTGCCCACTTCTCTTGGAGTTGTTCGGTATTGAACATTAGGTGCTCCTAAAAGTTTTGTTAGTTGTGAACTATAATTTATTTATAATATAATTAAATCACTTGCTATAACGAGCGATTGCGTTTACATAAGAAGCCATGTGAGCAGGAACTTCCTTCTCAACAACGGGCTCAGATTCTTCTACGCTTTCGTTGACTTGAGCCTTGGGGAAATAGTTTTCCTTAATGGTCTCAATCTTGTCACGATATGTTTCCTCAGCAGTAAACTCTACACCCTCAGCAAGTGAGGAGAGTTTTTCTTTCTGAGTATCTGCTAAACCTTGGGATACTTCTACAACGATAGATTCTTTTACGAATTCTCCCAGAGCAGAGTTTAATTCCACATTTTTTTCAATTTGTTCGTTGAGTTTTGTCTCCATCTCATCTAGTTTGTTAGTCATCCCCTCAACCATATTGTACTTCTCTTCAGGGATTTCCATGTAGTGTTCATTGAACACACCCTTCAGAGCAGACATAAATGACTCAGCAATTTCGGTACGAATACCTTCATCAATTGCGAGTTTGTTATCGTTAATCCATTGCTCTACAATATAATTCAAGAATGAGTCAACCTTAGTGGTCATCTCTTCCTTGATCACGTCAATTTGCTCATTTAACTGAGCAGCATACTTTTCTTCTAAACGTGTTGTTTCTTCTGTAATTTTAGAATTAACAGCAGCAGTGAAAATTGTTGTTGCCTTTTCTTTGAAACCTTCAGAAAGTTCTTCGCCATTGACAAGAGCGTCAATGTCAGCAGAAACATCAACTGTTTCTAGAACTTCTTTAGTTTCATCGACAGCCTCTTCTTTCTTAAGGGAAGGCTTTGCGTCTCCACCACCACGACTGACACTCTTGCCAGACATATCCTTACCGCCTTCTAATTTAGGCATAGGATCTTGCTTGCCTTCGCCCGAGTTAACTGCAGTCTTAGACTTTTTAACTGGAGCAGCAGCCTTAGCACCAGAATTTTCAAATTTACCTGCATGACCTTCGGAAGATCCGGCAGCCATTGGTTCTACATTAGCAACTGCAACTTCAGCGCCTGATGCACTAGGAAGATTTGAACTTTCTGCTGGAGCTGCGCCAGCAGTTACAGCATTCTTCATTTCTGTAACGGTATCAGCATCAAAATTTTCTGATGCGAAATCCTCAAATTTCTCGTTTAACGAATTAGCCATTTAAAATAACCCCGTATGGATACTTTTGATTTTCTATAACTTATTTATTAAAATTACAAGTTAGAAAGCAGTCTTTCAAACCCCTCAAGGATTTTACCCTCAAGTTGATTGCGAGATACACTATCTAACTCTTCTTTAATTTTTTGAACCTCTGCTTCTTTAAATGCTCCGTTATTCCAAACCCACTCTTTTCCTTCCATAATTCCGTCAACAAAAGCGTCGGGAGCAGAAGGATCTGCTACGATATCGGCAGCAGTAGTAAGCATGAAATCATCACGGACATAGTTAGAACCATCTTTCGGTTCCAAACTACCTACACCTCTAGAAGAAACTCCAAGTTGTACACCTTCACGAAGAAGGTTTTTTGCAATCTGACCCATAGGGGTTTCAAGCAGTTTTGCCTTACCAATATAATTTGAACCATCTTGGTAAAGTTCCACAATCTTATGTGAAACACGATCAAGGTTGATGGTAGGACCATCAGGATGACCTAGTTCACCGAGAGCACGGGACTTCTGTACAAAATTTTCATTGTAATTAGTTACTTCGCGCTGAAGAATAGGCATGGGATATACACGACCATTACGATTTTTTAGATCGCCCTGGAGAAATACTCCCTGAATGTATGTATATTCTTTTCCGTCCTTCTCTTCAGTGAGGAGTTCAATATCCTCAATGTGCTCTACGATAAGTTTCATGGTTCTTCTGTGGGTTCGGGTTCTGTGGTAGGTTCTTCAGCAGATGCTTCTACTTCAGGAACTTCAGACTCAACTTCAGGTTCTTCTTCAGTTGGGTTCATTAGTTGAGTGGAATACTCTTTTTTATAAGTATCCAATGCTTCAGATGCCTTGGCATAAAGCACATCAATCACTTCATCAGATGCAACGGAGTTTTCTCCATTAACAATTTGATCAATCAATTCTTTAGTTACACTCATAATAGTAAATATAATATTATAATATTATTTAGTTTTCAACGTCTTTAGAAGTTTGTGCCTTCATAGGAGGTTTAGTTGATGTAGCAACTGGACCTCCTGCTGGTGGAACTGGAGCATTGGGATCTTCCACTGGCATGACTGGAATATCCATGAGTTCACCAGATTTTTTCTCTGCTTCAATTTGCTTGCGGAGTTCTTCAATTTCAGATTCTTTTTGTTGTAAAATCTGACGTTTGACATAATCATTAGAGTAGTAAACACCCATGAAAGGTTGCATTCTTTCTACGAGGGTTAATCTTTCACCAATCATTTCAATGTCTTTAAGTTCAGTGAAATGGTTATCGAACAGGAAGTCATATTGAATATGCTGTTCCATCATCTCCCAATCATCTGTGGTGATAACACCTTTCAGAATGAGTTGGGTCTTCAACATATCATTGAAAAGATGTGCAAATTCTTTACGCAACCTTCCAACAAATTTTATAAACTTAAGTTCATCACGCAGGATCTCATTAGAACGTCCTAAACTAAATCCCTTTTCCTCGCCCACGCGAGATGGTGGGAGATTAAGCGATTTGTAGAGTTTCTTCAGGAAGTATTCAACGTCCTTCAGTTCTCCAAGGTTTTGAGCACCAGGAAGTGTGGTAATCTCTGTTCCTCTACCACCTTCGCGACGAGGTAACCAGAAATCTTCCAGCATACTCATGAATTTCTTATCATCACGAATCTCACCAGTGCTGGCATCATATACCAGTTTATTTCTATAGCGAGACATAACCTCTCTAAGGTATTGCTCTGCCTTAACTTTTGGAAGATTGCCAACATCAATATAGAAAATTCTACGCTCTGGTGCGCGTGACATTCTGTAGATAACCAAAGAATCTTCAATCATTCTCAGTTGGTTAACTGCCTTCAATGCCTTATGAAGATATGATAAAGGAAGATTATTATTCAGATCAAGCAAACCTGACGACACAAATGTAATTGCATCAGGAGAAATTTTTACGCCTAACTGATCGTTACCTGCAATTGAAACAGTTGCTTTACTATTAAATACACCCTTGGGGTTATACAAATAGTATTCAGTAATATTTCCATAATCAACTTTTCCATTACTATCTGTAGCAGGCTTATCTTTCTTTTTAACCTCACGCATTTTTTTGATCTTTAGTGGATCAATATAGCGAAGTTCTTTAATGCCCTCAGTGGGTTTGTTTATATCAATTACCTTATGATAATAAAGTCTGCCATCAATGTACCAACGCCTGAAAATGTGGTAGCATTTTTTGTCAAACTTAATTAGTCTTTTAAGTTCAGCAAATTCTTCTCGAATTCTCTTCTTGATTGAGTCACTTACTTCAAGATTAGAGAGTTCAATTTCTACTGGTGAATCATCACCATCAGCAACGATTGCTTCGTTGACTACTTCATCAATCGCAGAATCTACTTCTGGATGTAATGATACCTCGCGATATTTTCTGATCTGCTCAAATTCATTTTTTGAGATGCCTTCAATATCGACATATTGACCGTAATAACCTCCAGCAGAGATTGTTACGGTCCCATCATCGTTATTGGGAGCAACAGGAGATAATAACCCCTGCTGCTTCTTTTTCTTTTGATTATCTTTGTCTAAAGAAAATCCGAATAACTCCGCCATTGTATAAATGAACTACGTTTTACTGTAGTTATTTATCACGTAATTGAACTTGCCCCTACGTCATCAGTTTCCCACCAGTCATACTGGAATTCAACTGTATATTCAGCAACAGTATTATTATTGTCATATGACAAGTCAATCTGAGCGATATTGCTTGGGAAAGCGTTGTTGAACTTGTATGATCTTACGACGTTATGAGGATCATTAGGATCATCTCCAGAAGAAGTTCCTCTACCAAGTTGATCAACTTGTAAAGTAGAAGCGAATTCTGAAGTATATCCAGCACCGTCGTCATGCTTATTCAGACGATCCATCCACTTCTCAAAGTATCCTCTGAGTGTCATATCTTCGTCTGCCATTACGGTAACAGTCCATGATTCAAACGTCCTGTCTCCAGGAAGTTTGATAACTCTACCTCTGAAAGGAACTTCTACAGTTCCAACACTGCTGGCAGGGATACCAGCAGAACGACATAGGAATGAAAATTTGCCATCACCAGCTTTTACGTCTGAAGCATTATCAATAGAATTGATGTTTGCCTCAAGCTCTACTACGCTTACGCGGAATAGATTAGGACGAAGACCGTAACCAATTTTTCCTTTGAATGCAGTTAAGTTTGCCATTGTTTGATTATCTCCTTATTTGTATTTATTGTTAATCAAACTCTACCAACTACTTCATCAAAACTAACACCAGTGCGGGTAGCAACAAATGTTAGAGTGATGTAGTTGATTGATCTTGAAGGCTTGATATAGATGTCAGCGACAAATTCATTTCTATCGATAACGTCAGGAGTGTTATTTGACTCATCAGCAACTACGAGGAAATCAGTCATGCCTCTTCTCGACTGAATGTCACGCATGTAGTTGTTTACTTGCGTAGCAAAGTTATTGCGAGTAGTTACATCATTTAACTCAAAGAGTACACTCTTAGAGAAGTCTTTGATTGTTCTCTCAAGAATGAGGAACAAACGACGGACATTAACGCGGTCGAAAGCAGAAGGACTGCGAAGAGCAGTTTTATCTCCATAAAGAACAATACCCTGACCAGGGAATGAAACGATTGGATTTACACGCTTTCCATAAAGTTCATCTCTTTGTGCTTGATTAGGATTGTAAGCAATCTTAATAGCATTTCTTAAGTTACCTCTGTTAAAACCGGCAGGTGAGAACCATGCTTCGGCAGTTTCTGAAGCATTTACACAAAGACCAGCAACATCAGCATCGCAGGGGATCCAACGATATGAATCATTAAATCTGTCGTAGATATACTTATAGTTGTTAGCGAAAACAGCGTATGAAGAACTATCACTGATTGATTCAAAGAAATCTACAACGTTTGCTGTCTGAGTAGCAGCAGTAGCAGCACCAGATCCAATAACATCAGATTTTTGTGGTGAAACAATAGTAATACAATCTTTTCTAGTATTCGACAGATTGATTAAAGAATTTGCTTTAGCAAGACTTGAAGGACCGGTGAGAATGTAATCAATCAACATGGTCTCAGTGTCGGAGAAGACATCGAGATATGTTTGAGTTTCGTTTCCTACATTGTAATTCTGATAGTCAGTACCAGCAGACAATGTATAAGACTTAGGTCCATAAAGGTTGAAGTCGCTTGCTGGAGTAGCAGCATCAGACATATCTACACCACTTATCGCTCCACTATCAGCATCTTCGTAAGCAGTTACATAGATATAATTTGAACGACCTTTGATAACGTCCTTGAAGAAGTTACCTTCCCCTTCTGTAGTCTTAGCACCAGGTGCTTTTGATACAAAAAGAATTTTTTCAATAATTGTATTTGATGTTCCGGTAACACCACCAGTTGCATCAATAACTGCGAAATGAATTTCATCATTAGCACCACCTCTCGCAGCAGCGTAAGGTGAAGTGCCGGGTCGAGGTGCAATTGCACTCCACTTAATTCCTGATCCTGATCCAGTTTCTGCAAGTGTTTGCTCATCATACCAACCTGTTACTGATTGAACAGTTAGATCAGCACTTGCAGCACCAGCACCAGAAATGATGTCGTCCTTAGCGATTAAAGATTGTCCTGCGTCTAGAACAACTGCGATTGTTAAACCATTAGTAGAGATGGAATAAACATGACCTGTGTTTCCACCGACATCGATTGCAGCACCTACAGTAGGAGCAGTGTCGTGTTCAGCATCGAGTGTAATAATTTGATCCGCACCAGCATCAATTGATACAACCTGCAGTGCATTACCCCATGTTCCAGGAGTTTTGGCAGCAAATTTATAAGCTTGTGAACTCCCTTCAAAATTAGCTTCGTAGTCACCTAAGTTATCAATATTTACCGATGTTGTGCCATTGGAATTAGCATTAGTTAAATTTCCAGCAACAGCACTAGAAATTCTTGCTGCTTGAAGATTGCCACCGTAGTTAAGAAACTCGGAAGCAGTAAACCAAAATTCGTAGTTGTCTGCGGTTGGCTTACCGAAAGTTGAAACGAGTTCTTTCTCGTTCGTAATTAATTTTGCAACGCCTACTTCGCCTTTCATGAAAGGACCAGCAATAGCGCCGATATTGGTAGTTGTTTCTTGGAGACGTGAATTAGTAAAATCGCGCTCCTGAACAAGAATACCTGGCGATGATTGAGATGCCATCTTTTACCTCTAAAGTTCAGATTTTATTCTGTGATTATTTATGAAATCCTATGTTTCAACCGGGGAAACAATGCATGAACTACCAGTCAGGGTAACCTTCTTCAGTAAAACGAGATTTCTTTTTTCTAGTCTCTACAACTCTTTTAACCGTGCAGTCTTTACATTCGTAAGAATATGCTGATAATGTTGATCTACTTTTCCTAGTTCTGTAAAAATCTGTAAGTAGGTCTTTGACTTTATTGCAAGATCTACATCTCCTTTCTTTGAAAAGAAGATGCTCTAATTGAAATTCCTCTTCAAAGTCCATTATTTTAAACGTTCAAATTCAAATAATCCTTCACCCGGTTTTGTTCCCCAAACAAAGTTTCCTGTATCAACATCATACCCTGTATCAATAGAACGGTATGAAACTCCATTGAATTGTATAAAGGATTCAACTCTTGTTTTGTTTATGATACATTCATCCTTAATTAAACCTGTCCACCAATCATCATTATATTTCCATTCTAAAATGCAACTAGGTTTTCCAGTTTTTTGATTGACGGGGTGAGTGATTACAGTAACATCATCAATATATTCATATGTAATATGATAATGACGATATGAATCATTTTCAGTTTGATAATTATACCATTGCTTTAACTCTAATATATTATCATCTAGTTTAGTATATAAAATATTAATTTGAGGCCATCTACTAGGATTTTCAAATGCCTGCATCCTATTAAGATAATGCCCAGCAATCATTTCACCGAAGCAATTACTCATTATAGATGCGACCCCATATAAGTAAACTCTGATGATACATCACCATACTCATCTAAGAACCAACGATCACCATCCTTATCTACAAAACTTTCCTGATCCTCTAGACCATCAGAAATAAATCCAAAGGGTGACATATCCTGTTCGATTTGATTTTTCTGCTCGTCATAAATTCTTTGACGAACATCATTATCCGTCATCTCTTTGAAGTAATCTTGTACTGCTAACCAGCAGAAGATAACAAGACACATCGCAAGGTCATCATGACATCCTTCTTCTGCTTCAAATGATTGACTTTTTTGAATGAATGTAGTTAACTCACTGATAGTATCGTAATCTGGGATTATAAGTTTATCATCTTCAATGAAAGTTTTTAAGTTTAGACATCCAACCTTCTTCACGGTCTTAGACATCTTTACACCCAACTGCGTTTTCTTTCCAGAAAATCCTGTGCCTACAATTTGCCCTGCTCGCCCTCTCATGGCACACATTAAAATATTGTCATACTCCAAATCAAAATGCATCATCGATGCTATCTGATCTCCAATATCATTTACTTCAGTTAAAACATATGCCCTATTATATCCATTCGCCATATCAGTGATGATGGATGGGAACATCATAGGTTTAATTTCGTTATTTTTATAACGTGCTACCAACCTGTAAGGGAACTTTGTGATGTCAAAAACCAAAAATGCACTGTAATCACTACCCACACCACGAGCAACGTCAACAGTAATAATATAATCATGTTCTTTTTGGGGATTTTCATATACTACTAAACCTTTTCCGTTATCGGCAATAGGATCATCATACACCATTGTTCGCAGTTTGCTTGCCGCAATTAACGTATCCACAGATCCAAGGAACTCACACTCAAACTCTTGAGTGAACTGGCGTTGAGATGTGTTGGCAATCGTTTGCTCTTTCCAGTTGGCATCTCTACCAGGAACTTGACTCCAGTGTACTTCTGTAGTGATATATTCGTTCTTACCTCTCTCAGCATCATGCCAGAGTTTGTAGAACATGTTCATGCCGTTAGGCGTTGAGATAATAATAACCTTAGTAGACTTACCTGAGGAGATCGTGGGATATACTGAGGAGAAAAACTGTTCGGCAATGTGAGTTGGAACGAACGCAAATTCGTCCAAGAAGATGATGTTGAATGACATACCTCGGACAGCAGAACTAGAAGTAGATGCTGCCATAATCTTAGAACCATTCTCAAGTTCTAGAGATCCTTTATTCCACGCCACAATACCTTGCTGCATCCACTTGGGAAGATTTTCATAGGCAAGTTGCAACCTTCCAAGAAGTTCTCTGGATGTGCTTAGTTTGTTTGCTAGGATACCGATGTTAACGTTATCATTAAAGATACAATAATGTAGCAAGTAAGAAACCACAGTGGTACTCTTACCAGTCTGACGTGGTAGTTTAGCAATATTGAAACGGTTTGTATGAAACCTTTTAATCATGTCCTCCTGAAAGTCCCACATTTTAAATGGAACCAGACCTTCATCTAGAGAAACAATCTTGATATAATTTCTAGTAAAGTATACAGGATCATCAGCACACTTTAACCACTCCTGAACTTGATCTGGAGTGAAACTCATTTCCACATTCGCCGCTTTTAAATTAGGCGAACCTTTATAAATTTTATCAGCTTTAATCATAATAATTTTTTACATCATTTCACCGAATAAATGTTTTTTATCATGTTCAATAGTTTTTCTTGTCATATCTAATATTTTTTGTAAATTCTCTGCTTTCTTCTTTAGCTCTTCTATTTCTTTGTTATGGTCCTCCTGTTTGGAGGCGTGATTGTCCTTCTTCTGTGAGTCCAAATTCTTTTGTGATAGTCCTCTCCAACTGCTTAGAAGCATCCTTATCCGAACGTTTAGCTTCTAATAACTCTCTAAATTCTTTAAATTTTTTCATACTAGTTGGGAGGGTTTACTAATATATTTATTTAATTTCCATATGCAATTAGTGTCGCCCATACCGAAGATCCGCCAGTAGAAGCTTCTACAACAGCACCAGGTTCTTTTTTGATTGCCATTCCTGCATTAGCAGGAATATAAACTGTTACTGGTGAAGCATTAGCAACAGTAACTTTGGCAGCATTAGAGTGAGTGTTTACTACCCAAAGAAGTGTTCCTGCTAAAGCAGCAGCATCAGCTAATGCAGCTGCTTGAATATCTTCTGCGGCAGTGAGAGGTTTGATGATCATTTGTCTATACTTTTTAGTTATTTATCTTCTAAATTATTTTTTGCCTTCTTCAACATCTTTGCTAGATCAGCAGTAGATCCAACAAACATAGTATTATTAACTGTCGTCGGACCTTTCTTTTCTTCTTGACCTAGATCTTTCATTTTCTTCTGAAGATCAGATAACTTATCAGTGATGTCAGCAACGTTCTTAATGCCCTGGAAGGCGACTTCGTATGCTCTTGGATGATTGCTACTCCTAGCAACGTCAAGCAACTCCTCAATGGCAACCTGACCCTTCTGAATGAGTTCATATAACTCACCACGGGCATACTTATAATCTGTTTCTATGTCAACACTAGTAACATCAACCTTTTCAAGTTTGGGTTGCTCCTCTTCATCCATAGGAGTGATGTTAAAAATATCCTCCATATTTTGCTGGAATTTATTGTCCATGATATATTATACCTTCATTAAATCCAAAATCATCATCTGGTTGCAACAGAGCATCATCAGCAGCATTAATAACACCATCAGTGTTTTTATCTTCTAATGCTTTAGGAGTGACGTTATATTCAAGTGCCCTTTGATTAGTATCTTTATCACCAATAAGAGTAGTAGCAATAGATTTTCTAATGATATCATTAGCAGCAACAGGACCATACATAAAGGTCTTGACGCTAAATCTTAGTGTGTAATAAATATATCTTCTGGTGGAGTAATCACCTTCATATTCATCAGTATAATCAATACTTTCTAAGATGATTGGAATATCCCTCTTCTCATTCATTTCAGGAATGAGATCGATAGTCATAGTAAACTGTGGTTGAAAGAATGGTAAAATCTGTTCAACGATTTGAAGAGCATCATCTTGAGATTTTGCAATAGCATTAAGTTCAAATCCAATAGTATATGGAACAGGAAGATACTGTACCTTTATAGTTTCAGTCTTCCCATCACCCACTACTTTATTTCTTTGAATGGGTGGAACTTTTCTTCCTGTATCATACTGCAAAGATGTCATCTCAAATGATAACCTAGGCACAGTAACAGTTACCTTCTTATCAAGATTAGGAGATTGCTCAAGTCTTGCTAAAAATTTCTGAATAGGTCCATACGCTAAAGGAACCTTCTGCTGAGTGACTAGATCACCATTAGCATCAGTTGTCTTTAATTGAATATTATTAAAGAGAGTACCAAAAGTGGTTACAGTCTTTCTAATAATTTGGTGATAAAAATAATTTCCTAACATTAAAAGCTACCAGTAAAATTGCCAAATTCGCCAAACGGATTTGCTTCCGTAAAATCAA